CATCATCTACCTCATATAGTTATCTTTCTTTGACTAAGAAAACCCCTCTCTAGAGTTGATATCTTTAATAGGATTGTAAGAGAGTACATAACTATAATCAACCTTATCTAGCTTCCTGATAATATCCGAGGTATATCCACTGCAAAAACTCTTGAACCTATCTACTTAATTTTAGTCTACGTACAGGTGAGACGCGAAGAATCGATGGTATAAACCGTAGAATAGATTGTCAACTGTTTTGGAGTGAAACTCGTAGTTGACATTGGTATTAGTCCATCCCGTAACTACGTTCTTGCATGAGTATGAAGGCGGTTGTAAAGTCCCTTTATGTATGTAGCTACCCAGATTCTACTTGTAATAAGCCTGCAATTTAGGTAAAGCCTCTGTGTGGTAACTCTTGTACTACTCACTAAAAGGTAAGTGGCTAGGTAAGTCTTTTATAGCTTTCCAAGGCTTATTCACGTAATAATTTTGTAACTCTACTGCATTATCTATCTTGACCATTTTGTCTCTACTCTTGAACTAGCCCAAGAGTTGACTTTCATTCATAAGTACCTATTAGTTTATCTTACTCATATTGAAGAAAGTTGGAAGATCACTTTTCTCATTCATTTGTTCTACGTTTTAGCTGTACCCGTTTACCAACATATTAACGTTATTGAGTTGTAAGTCTCTTTTCTACCCCATTCCTAGATGTCTTTTTACTATGTCTAGGTAAGATTCTAGAGGTTAGTGAGTGAATTGCAAATTACGAATTTTAGAGACAACCTTTAAAGTGAGCACATCTGAACCTAGAGAGTCTCTAAAATGCTCATCCTACCAACACTCCCCATAAAATTGGTATATCTTGCTACTGTCTCTACTGTAGGAATCATAAGTGCTTCGGAATAGCACTTGGTTTTATTGACCTACTTGCTCAATGTAGTTTTTGAAAAAGGTTCCTTAGACATTGTAGACGTTACCTCCGGTAGGAGTTTCTGGGAGTTAGGAGAAAGGTTTACATTTGCCCTACATGTTCTGTGTAGCTTGGAAGTAGTTTATCCATCCGAGGGGTATTATCCTATTGACTGCCTACTAATCCTTCAAATAAACGTTTTTGTGTTGGTACACTCTTCCACTGCTTCTGCAGTTCATCATTATTTATTGTTTTTCGTTTACTGTGTAACACCCTTCTCTTCCAGGCAAGTTGTACTTACCGGGGATAGGGTAAAAGTCAATCCCTGATACTTGTATAAAGACATTTTCTCCTGTAATGTTAAATTCCAAGTCTTGTAGGTAGTAATGCACGTCATTTATCAATATGTGTATACTTTAGTAAACACCGCTCCTTATATCAAAATGTTGAGCACCGAAATGCAACCTCAAGTATTTCTCAGCTCGAAAAGCATCATGGAATTAAGTGACTCCTGTTAATAAGTTTTTCTGCAGGGGCTTCAATCTGGGCTGTTGAATTCGATCCAATTCATACTGTTATTCATTATTCTAATGATATGTATTATCATATTGGTCCAGATTGGGTCTGACTGGGATATAGTCGACGTTGGGCAACAACTAATGAGTCCTGGCATATTTAGCTCCTAAATCCACTACGAGAGTAGTACCTTAACTAGCTTCTATTTACT